CGTATCAAAAGTTACATGTTTTATTCCTGAATCCTTTAATGATGATATGTATTCTGATAATCTGTCTGGATCATCATTGATAAATGTCATGAAGGGTTCTATCCTGGCTACAACTCGGACGCCGGCAGAGACCAGCTGTTTTCCTGCCCAGATGCGCTTGTTGAATGCTGGGGCACCAGGTTCAAGTTTTTTATTTATTACATCATCAGAAGTTATCATGGTAATATGAACAGCGGCCCCTGCTTTATTGCTTGACATGACCTTTACATAATCATCTCTCCCAACAAGATCGGATTTGGTATTGATCATTATTGGATATGAATTCTCAGACAGATACCTAAGCATTGATAGGCTGATACCCTTTTTGCCTTCTATTGGAAGGAAGTCCTCAAACCTGATTCCAAAGCGCATTGGGATTTCAAGGCTGATGGCCTTAACTCGTTCATCAACATTTTCAACTTTCTGGCCCCTATATTTGAATATTTTGTCTAATTCAGATTTATAATAATCTGGATTACAATGTCGAAGCCCAATTGATTTTGAATTGTCGAAAAATGAAGTGTACAGGGAATGGCGGAAACTATCTGCATAACAGTATTTACAGCCATATCCACATCTGAGGCCATCCCACACATCTAAGTTGAGGGGCATAGGGCAGGCCTGGGCACGGAGGCTGACTTCAAGGAAGCTGGAAATTTCCTCTGTATTCAGGAGCCGTTCCTGCTTATCCCATTCCTGGGTCTTGAGGTTGAACTGGTGATAGTTCAACTTCCGGCCCTTCTCCTTTATAGTGTCCTTGACCTGGTCTTGTATAAAGCGGAGCTGTCTGGGCACCAGTTTTGATACAACTTTTCTTAGCTCCCAATAATTCATTATTCTTCTATCCTTAACAATGGGTGAATAGAGTTAGTTAGTAATCCAAGCCCTCCACCAAGAAACCCACTTTCAATGGTTACTCCAAATTTTTTTAACACTTTACGAAATCCAATAAGTGATTTTTGTTTGCTAAATTCCTTTAAAAAAGTATCAGTAAACCGATACCATAAAATTGTCTTACCTACAAATTTATACCTGGTAATTACTGCCTCTTTATTAGGAGGATGCCCCAGGGCAAATAATGAATTGGACAAATGATTTAATCCAGTATACCATTGATTATTTAACTGAATATCCATTGCAATTGTTAGGTCTGGATAATTTATTAACTGAGGGGTTATTCTCATGATTAAGGTCGGAATGCTAAAAACCCCCTCTCCACGTAATAACACCTTGTAATACAACGAATTGAAAATAGCAAGTTGCCTTTGATTTCTTATGTTTACTGGTTTGCCCAAGTCCGAAATCCCTTCTCCTGGTCCAAGGGGATATATAAAATTAGAAATGTTTGAATCAAATATATCTTCCAAGTCTTTAAACTTTCCTAATGTTGATAAATCTTCAATTTTCGGTTCCACAATAAACCTGGTTTTTACCTTGTCATTTTTTAATTTCTTCTCTTCTTTTTCACTCTGACTATACAACAATCGCCGAAGTTTTTCCACTTCTTCCCCAAGAGATTTATGGACTACAGAAATATTTTCAAGGGAAGAAATGGCCTCTTCTCTATTCCTCATTGCTAGGCCCTCCAATGTTCCAAAATAGAATCGGTTTCTTAATCCTATTATAGCCATCAAGTAAAAATCTTAGAGCTTTTTGATCATAATATGGGTTGCAAGGGAATGGTGTTTTTAGTTGTTCTCTATCTATGTATTCCCAACCAGGATTTATCAATCTAAAATCAACACATTTCAATAGCCCATTTTTAACTGTACCAGATTTTAATCTTATGAATTGTTCTTTTTGGTTTCTGTTTCCAGTTCTGCTCATAACCCCTATGACTGCAGGAGATTTGATATTATCTGATAGACCTTTTAATACACCAGCACATATTGTCCCACTTCCGACACATATTATTATGGTAGAAATCTCAGATATGTCTGTGGACTGGACTTGAGCAGCAGTCTCATCCATGGTTTCCATGAGGGGTAAGCCAAGTGGCAACATCTTGCTATTTGGAAATTCCTTGAGCCGATCTTTTACAATATAAAAATTCACCTTAGTCATAAATGGCTTAATACTTATGACTGTTGACCCAAGTTCCTGCCACTTTGATCTGTGGAAATCATGGATTTTCTTTGCAGGATGTTTATCTGAATACTGTGGATCAAATATCACAGCTTCCATGCCAAGCTCCTTGGCAACCCAGCTCACTCCCCACCCAGCCATTGAAATAGCAGTCTCAAGATAACCCACTGTATTAATTCCAGACTGTTTCAGCATGCTCATATGTTGATAAAGTCCCCGAACCTTACTGAAGCACGGTCCTGGTGATGGACAAGCCAAATCCTCCCGCTTAACTAAAAAATCCCTCCCTCCCAGCTTGTATAGTTCAACAGGAGTATTCAAAACAAAAGTCCTTTTTAACTCCTGAATCTTTCATAGTATAGAATTTTGATGATTCTCCAAACAGAACTTTTCGGCCCTGGTCATAATCCCCCACACCATCCCAAGTTTCCTTTAATATGTCTTCAAGGTCCTTATCTTCTTGAATTTTCCTTGTCCATGTGTGAGTATTGAAAGTGGTTGGATTAGGAACATCAACCCCGCAACAAGTATTACAATTTTGATGATAATCGATTCCTGAATTGACAAAGTCTGGACAACCTATAATTATGTTATATTTCTTAGCCAAGTCAATCATTTGCTGTAGGATTGGTTTCCACTGAGAATCCTGATTGTGGAACCATATTGATTCAATATCTATTCCTATTGAATTGAGCCTTTTAGCTACAAAGGCATTGAAATGAAAGTTGTATGTATTATATCTATTAATTCCAGAATCTTTTAGTCTTTTTATTGTATCTTCAAATTCTTGAATTGTATGATAGCCAGGAATAAAGGGTTCTCCATTAACTCCAACAGAAAGTCCATGTTTTTTGAATTGAATAAGATGCTCAAGCCGTTGATTTGGAGGGGTAGTTCTCTTCCTTTCTAATATTTCCCAATCTTGCTCGAATCCTGGGCTGATTATAGGAACTATGATGAAAACTCCTCCGTCAATTATAGTTTGGAAATACTGAATCATATTTCCTGTAAATTTCGTCTGGATCACTGTTGACCATTGGAGGCTACTTAAAATCTTGAGAACTTCTCCGCTGGCTGAGTATTCCAAGTCTGCCTGTTGGAATGGGTCAGCTTTGTTCCCAAAGCGCAAAGTCTTTTTTTTAGCAAGACAATGTGCCAATGAAGTCTTAGGATTTTTATTGTTTAAACCATTGACCAGTTTTCTTTGTAGTTCTTCTATGTCAACTGGTTTTAAATCTTCTCCCCATACATGATTTAGATTGCGGAAATAACAATGCCAACAATCAGTCAGACAATTCCCATATGAGTCAATGCTGAAGGAGAGGGGGCAATACAGACTGTCCCCTCTCACAGTCAGACCATTTTTAAGCAACTTGATGGACATTATGCCTTTTGGTAGTTACCGCTGACCTCAATCACAGCTCCCATGAGCAGTAGGGGCTTTAGAAAGGTGTTGACTGCCCAGGATGATTCCTTGATGTTGTCCTTACCACCATGCTGGATGTACAGATCGTTGGCAGCCTTGGCCAGGGATTCCTTAGTGAAGGATTGGCCCTCCTTGAGGCAGTCACAGACAGAATTGACCCTGCTGTAGACTTCCTTGATTTCCTTGGGTGGTTTCGGCTCCTTCGGTTTTTTTTCTTTAGCCGCCGCCTTGGGCTTCGCCACCTGGGCGGCGCAGGCCTCGACCCGGGAACAGGCATCGCAGGTTTCCTTGTACCGGGGATCGGGGCCGGTCTTGTTGACCCACCCGGGGCACTCCTGGCCCTCCTCGGCGAACTTGGGGCCGGCCGGTTCCTGGGCGGAGGGGTCGGTGGTGGCTTCGGCCTGGGCTTCTGCTTCGGGCTCCGCAGCCGGGAGCTGAAACCCCATCTGGGCCATGCCCTCGGCGCTGATCAGGAAGGAATAGAGCTCGATGGTTTCGGGTTTCAGCTTGGTGGCCCGGTCGTTGGTCCAGATCGGGTTGCCCTCGGCATCCTCACCGACACAGGCGCCGATCTTCTCGATGACCGGTTCATGCATGACGTTGGTGGCCATGATCTTGTTAATTTTGGGTTTGGGTTCCAGGACGGTGTTGATGTCGTCGAACGCCATCTGACAGGCTTTCCGGTAATCCCGGTAGCCGTCGCCGGCGTCCTTGTCTGAGGTGAACTTGCTGGTGTCCAGTGCCATGGTTCTTCTCCTTTGGTTAAGGTCTTTTTGATTTTGTTTTCTTATCCCTATTATAGCGGATTTGTGTCAGAATTTTGAAAACTATTTTTGATCAGGTCAAATATTTTCATTGTTGGCCACCCACCCGTCAGGAACCATAATGAGAGTAGACGTTTACCCATCATGAACTCTGTCTCGGTGTGTCTCTTGGCTGAAAACTTGTTTCTCCCTGCAAAATAGATTTTCACTCGGTCCTGGCCAGTCTGCGTCTTGAGGTATCTGGTTGGAGCATGGCCTGGGCCAGTTTTACTATCTCCGGCCTTATAATCAGTTGTTTACAGTTAAGGACAGTGGCCATGAAGTCGTTCTGGATTGGCTCGTCATAATCCAATTCATAAAAAACTTCCAGGATGCCGGCTTGAATTATAAGTTTGGTACAGGGAATACACGGTCTGGTTGTGCAGTAGAGAATGGCTCCTTCGATGGCAACCCCCAGTTTTGCGGCTTGTGCGATGGCATTGGCCTCGGCATGGGAGCTTACACAGGCCCGGTCTTTTTGGGAGTCCGGGACACCAGAGTATCGGCGATGGCAGTAGGGCTGGCTTCCTATTCCTTTACATATTGGGTATGGACCCCAGACACGATCTTTATATCTGCCCGAGCCATTACATCTATTGCAAACCCAGATACAGGTTGTTCACTACAATGCTTCTGTCCCGACAATGCTCCATTGTAGCCGGTGGCAATAATTCTATGATCTCTGACTAAGACGGCACCTTGTGGTCTGGAGTTACAGGTGGATCGGCAGGCGGCAAGTTTGGCCTGTAACATGAAATATTCATCAAAAGACGGTCGTGCCATATAATTTCTCCGGATCTTTATCTTTCAGTATGGCTCTATCAATCTCATCGGCCATGGCAAGCAGACAGTTCTTGCAAATCTTGCGAAGATGTGAGCCAATGGATAAACTGATACATTTTACTGAAATAACCTTGATGGTGCCAAGTTTCCCGCACCAGTCGCAGCGACAATCCTGGTGCTCGAATCGACTCCCATTCCATTTGTTGATAAGTACTGTCATGGTAGAGAAATTAGCTTGTGTAATTGAATATTCAGAACCACATCGAATAAGCCATCGGCCTTCATCCATTCCCAGAGCTGGGCCGGTTCAAGGATTCCCATGACCGGGGACAGGGCAAACCGAGCCTTGCATCCGATCTCCCGGAGCCACATCATGTTGCCGACGGCGGCGTTGAAGTCGGTCTTGTTCTGGATTACGATCTTCACTCTTGGCATTATTTCTCCCTTAAATCCATCATGGAGTAAAGATGATCCTGCTCGCCCATTGGTTTATAGCCTGTTCCGTATATAATGGAAATGGAACGTAATAACCCCCATGCCAATGTCCTGTATTTTAAAAATCCCTTGATTCGCTTTGTAAGATCAATAGTGGTGTCAAATTTTATCCTTTGAAAATCAAATCCTAACCATGCGGTCTTAATTCTGAATCCGAATAACATCCAATGGGTTGACCAATCCCAGTAATAAGATAAATATACCCATATCGGAAAATAAAAAAATAGGATTAGTCCATATTGATCTGACCACCGGTTAATGCCAAATCTGGGCATTTGCCCTTGACTATATTTTCGGATTATCATTTCTTTTTATGATAAGAGCATTTCTTGCCGAAATAAGGACACTCTTTTCCATTTATAAGATCAAGACATTCACAGTAGCCGGCCTGGGTCAGGAATTTGCATCTTTGTTCATAGCAAGCAATCCAAAACCAGGGGCAGTCGCTCATCTATATGCCGTCCTTGGGGCCAGGCAAGCCAGCTCCGGGGTCCAGAGACCGAACTCATGGATGTTTATTTCGATTTATCATCTTTCTTGCAAAACCTTCCTTGACTATCTTTTAATCGTTTCTTTGCTGTCTCTTTTGCGCTTTTCCTCATTTTTTCTCTTCTTTCTTTTGTCCATACTATCTTATATTGATGATTCTTTTCACCCTTCAACAGGAACCTGAGGATTAGGTCCCGGGCGGCATCGAGTATCTCTTGGTTGGCTTCCTGGTAGTCGGGCATGGTTAGCTCCCGCTCCAGCTCAGGCTCCAGCTCAGGCTCCTGCTCCCGCTCATGCTCCAGCTCAGGCTCCTGCTCCCGCTCATGCTCCTGATCCTACTCCAGCTCTTGCTCTTGCTCCTGCTCCGGCTCAGGCTCCCGCTCATGCTCCCGCTCCAGCTCCATCTCCAGCTCCGGCTCGGATGACTGAGGCTAGTTCTTAAAATAGCAAGGTTCATTTTTGCTCCCTTGGCAGTACGGAAATTTGAATAGCATCAATGATGGCCCCACGGCCAATAATAACCTGGCCATCGGGGAACGGCTCAACTTCATTAAATTTACCAGTTTTTAATGCATCTGCGAACCTGCCAGTATCGGCAATCCAGGCAGCGTCCTCAATAACCAGTTCCTTGTCAGTAACCTTGATCAACCTGCCGGTCTGGATCATGGTTACTGTACGGATCAGGTAATTCTTTCCTAACTGCCAAGGTTCGGCCATTTCTTGTTCGGTGGCCTTGGTCTGGAGGTATTGGGCCTCAGGCGGGAACATTTTCACGAGTTTCTTAGCATCACCAATAGTGAGTTCGTCAAGATTCATTTTGTTCTCCTTTGGTTAAGAGATTTTGTTTTTAGCAGCATCAACTACCGCCCCCTTCCACTTCGGCCTGTTTTGAGCTTCCATGAGGTTGTTAATAAAATGAGCATGGCCATTTGGATCAAGGTAGAAAAGCGCCTCCTTGAGAAGCTCGTGGGCCTTAAATAATTTTTGTTCGATTGTCTTCATGTCTTATTATAGTCAATTTCTCAATTTCATTGAAATCTACTATCCATACAAGGCTGTCCAAGATCAAGACACTGGAGTACGCAGCAGTATTTCTGGGGCGACCGATCATCCCGCTCCACCCCCAGGCTAAACCATGCCCGTCCAGCCACCTCGTCATCATCGTCCATGTCAATCTTCAACGAACAATCCACATGGCCCAGAATGCCAGCGTGCTCGGCCACGTCACTGTCCTTGAGCCGCTTACGCTCCTGGGCCTCCTTACCTCCGGCCTGGGACGGATAGATGCCCAAACAGTGGAGTTCCTGAGGCAGGGCGCATAGGTTCTTCCATAACTCGTCCACTTGGTGCCGGAAATCCCCCTTGCCGGACAGCTTCATACCCGATGGCTGGTCGCAGATGATTAGGTCTGGATTGAATCCCTCAAGATGGCGCCAGACCTGGAGCACGGCCTTCATGTCGTTAAATCCGGCCGAAAACTTGGGCCAGCTTTGGACCTTGAGCCGAGCCCCCATGATAGAACCAGCCACCGCCTGGGACTTAGCCCATGCCGTCCGCCAGCCAGCTCCGCCGGTGCCTGCCTCTGGGTAAACCAAGTTTCCATGGCCCGGTCTGGACAGTGGGGATTGTCACATGGGACATAGCCAGGAGGGGCGAAGCCCGGCCCTGGTCTCTTATCCCCTGTCAATAATCCAATCATACAGGTCCGTCCTGGTCTGGAGCAGTCTCCGGTCTGGTTGTGGACACAATCCCATGTCGGTACCCAGATGACTCCTTCAATCTTTTTCAAGGGCATGGCACAGAGGGCTTGGGCGATTCTGCGCCTAATTCTACGCCCACCCATCTCGAAGTCGAACCATGCGACATTGAGACCGGAGAACAGGGCATGGAAGCCGAGGTACTGGCTGGTAAATGATTTGGTAGCCTTGAACTTGCCCACCACGGCAACTGAGTTGCCCCGCTCCAGTGAGTTGAGCATCTTGCCCAGGTCCCCGGGCAAGCTGAATAGGGTGTTGGGGTCTTCGAATGCTGACCTCAACCCCTCCATGTCGGCCAGAGGCTCAAACCCCATCTGGATATGTCCGGATGGGGCAATAAAGTCGGCGACGGCGGCTTGGGCCATATTTACATTACCACCTGAGAGGTGATGTTCAAGATCGTCTTTGAGTAAGACCAAGGACCGCTCTCGGAAATAATTGACTGCCTCGTCGATGGCGAGTTGTTCATTGAAGTTTTCCTGGTCAAATTCTCTACTGATCGAATCGAGAAACTGACTTATGAGTCTGGCCTCGTCTTCACCCATGCCGTTCCTACGGTGGGACTCGAACAGGGTCCGAATATCCGGCCCAGGTGCCCGGCTATACCGCTCCTGGTAGTCCAAACACCACCCGGCCACCGTGGCAGAAAAAGAAGCCGTCATAAACCTGGGCTTGTAGTCCAGGCTGATGTGTCTTAAAGCCCGGTCGGACACAACCATAGCCGTGACGATAGCTCGTTCCAGGAAGGCTGTGGATGGTTGGAGGGTGAAGTCGGACATTGAGTTACAGACAAAATCCCTGGTTTTGTCTTTTGCTTATCCTTTCCGCTGCCCGCAGGTTGTCGGCAGCAACTTTGACATACTCCGGCTTCAGCTCCAGTCCAAGGAACCGGCAACCAGCCTTGATTGCCTCATACCCTTCGCTCCCAATGCCGGCAAACGGAGATAATACTAAGTCGCCCTGATTTGTCCACATTTTAAGACACCTTCTAATTACTCCAAGCTGAAGTGGGCAGATATGCCGTTCGTCCTTCTCTGAACGAGCTAATCGGTAATTAAGGACCTCTTGTTGATCAATATCAAACCAGACTGGACTTGCATAACGTTGCCATAAGGGGAGATCGAAAGTCTCCGGGGTATGTTCCACTGGTTGAATATCGTTCACTGAATTGGGCCATTTTCGGAACACTACGAGGTAATCCGGGAGGCCCTGCCGGCACTGGCTGCTGTCCTTTCTCAGTTGTTTGTACAGCAATCCCAGCGACTTCGTACGCTGCATTTCCACCACCGGGTCCTTCCAGATGCAGACCTCAGAATGGAATATCCAGCCATGCTTCTGGAATAACCTGATGATCTGGCCACGGAAATCCTTGAGGCCGATCACGTCCTCCTTCCATTTAAATATCGGCAGGACAGAGCAGTGGATGACGCAGAGTCGGCCCGGGACCGTGACCCGAAGCAGCTCTGGGACCAGGAACTGAAAGTGATCAAAAAACTCATCATCATCTAAGCAGTTGCCCATGTCGGCCGGGTCGTCGGAGTAGACAAAGATGTTGGAAAACGGAGGACTAAATATGCTAAAATGGACCGAGTTATCAGGGATATCCTTGACCAGCCTGATGCTGTCTCCCTGCCTTAATTCCCAATCGTTCCCGGTCAATGAACCCATATTTACCGGGACCTTGGTCAAGGTCGAGCCAATGGATTTCAATTCCTTCTCCGAATCTATGAAATTGACCATGTTCTCTTCCATCTCCTTATGCTTCCTCTCTTTTTCCATGACCGAGTCGAATATCCCGATCTCACTCATGTCCATTACATAATGGACGTTGACCGGGCTTTCCTGGCCGAAGCGCCAGAACCGCCTTATGGCTTGATATGCCTGCTCGAAACTGTACGACATCCCAGCGAACACGACATTATGACATATCTGGAGGTTAAGGCCAAACCCGAAGATGGACGGTTTGCTTACCAGTACCCTGGTCTTGCCGCCAATGAAATCCATGATCGCTGATTCTTTCTTGTCATTCGAGTCGCCACCTCGTATCTCCGTGACTTTCGGCAGGGTTTGCCTTAGTTCATCGGCCTCGTAGTTCGAGTTGCACCAGACCATCCATTGCTCGTCATTGGAGTTAACCAGATCGGCAACGGCCTTGGCCCGATATGGGGCAGTCACCCGGCCCCTACGGTGGAGTTCCATGGCTCCGAGATTACCACCGAAAAACCCCTGCTTGTAGTCAGTCGGGGCGCTGACCACCACCTTGTTGATATTCAACGGCGTCAGGTCAAAGCTATCGTCCTGATAGCCGATGTCCGACGGCTTGGTGACAAACACCGCCCAGGAGCTTACCCATTCCCAGAACGGCTTGACTCCATGGCCTTTGAGTCGCCAGGTCCCGGTCTTGCTGGCGTCGTTCACAAAGAACTTAGCCAGCATCTGGACATTAGGCATGGTCCCCAGGAACTCGGAATGGTTACCGATCTCCATATGGTCATTCGGGGCTGGGGTAGCAGTGCAGCAAAGCCGGTACGGGGTTTGCCGGAATAGACGGATTAGGCTGGTCCTGGTCTTTCCCGTCATAGACTTGAGGATGGAACTTTCGTCGAGCACGATTCCAACGAATTTGCCTGGATCGAAATGTTCCAGCATCTCGTAATTAGTCACATTGATCCCTGGCTGGACGTCAGTCTGGGTCCTGCATACGGTAACCGAAATCCCGAACTTGAGTCCTTCCCTCTGGGTCTGCTTCGCAACTGCCAATGGGGCCAGAATGAGAATATTCCCTTCTGTCTTTTCGTAGATTATCCTGG